GCCTCCCAGATCGTCCAGGAGCAGCGCATGGGCGTCTACACGCCGGGGCAGCGCGCGACGATATGGGAGGCGGCGGAGCTCATGGAGGAGGCCGCGGCGCTGTGCGAGAGCGTGCCGGCGGAGAGCTGCGGGCCGGACGAGCGCGAGGTTATCTACCCGGACGACGACATGACGCGCCGGAGCGGTCTGCTGGAGGACGACTGAACATGAGTAAAGTGTGTGGGAGCGCCGCAGTATGCCCGTATGCACCCGCGCAACAGACGGACGGCTGCCCGGCGGCGGACCTCTGCCCGTCCTACACTTTGCCGGGGAACGACTTCTACACGGCAGCGAACACGGCACAAGAGACGGGACGGATCATCGACATCAACGCGAACAAGCCGCACGTCGTCTCTGAGGTTATCTGCGTAAAGTGTGGGAAGCGCTGGATCGCCGTGCGGCCGGAGGGGACGCTGCTGAAAGAGCTGGAGTGCCCGGAGTGCGGAGCGGGGTACGTTATGAACACGGGAGAGCGGATGGAATGAAAATATTGATCGTGGGCGCGGCGTTCTTCGTGGGCGCGTGCGCCGTGCTGCTGGGCACAATCTTCGTGACGTATCTGATCGGCGCCTGGCTGGCGCACAGCAGGCCGAGAGGCCGGAGGAAGAAATGATAAAGAGGGTATATATCGAGTATTACACCCTGGAATGTGATTGCTGCGGGCATCTGCTGGCCACGGAAAAGAGCAACGAGGCGGCGGAGGCCGCCATGCGCGCCGACGGATGGGCAAAGATCGACGGCAAGGATGTCTGCCGCCTCTGCCAGCAAAAAGCAGAGGAGAGCGGAAAGCTGCCGGAACGGGGATGCTTCCGTCTGTTCACAAAAAGCATAAACATCAAAGACATAGAGGGAGGAAAAGAGCATGAACACATTGGCCAATGATTGCATCGAGGCCCTGCTGCGAAGCGCAGACTACAAAAGCAGAACGAAGGGAGAGTATTGGTTTGTAAAGACCAAATACGAGAAGCTGCACCGTATGATTATCAAGCGGGAGGCGGGGACGCTGGATTTTGAGCCGAACTGCCCGATAGAGCAGTGGAAGGCGCAAGCTGCGGCGATGGGCGCCTATCTCTACCAGCTGGAGATCAAAGCGGAGTATGAGGACATCGAATACGACGAGCTGGATTTTGCACCAGGCGAGCCTGCCTGATTGCTGACGGCACGCCCGGAGGCGGGAGCTTCCGGGCGCGGGGTGAACAATCAGAACGGAGGGGGCGAAAGGTGTGTTTCGATACAAGAAATCCGTGCCGGTCAGCTATGAGCGGCAGGGCTATGTCTATTTCAAGAGTCTCTGCTACAAGATGCTGCCGGAGCGGGAGCAGCAGCAGATCGTCAACATCTGCGTCCGCGCGGCCGGCGAGCACTACCAGGCGCTTTTTCAATTCGTAACGAGCGAAGCAGGCGCAGAGGCCGTCTGCCAGCGGCATCACATCAGCAGGAGCACGCTGGAGCGGGCCGTCCGCCGGTATTACGAGCTGTTCCCTGTCATGGGATGAATGAATACTGAATATTATATAACGCGCGCACGCGCGTTTTCGGGCTCGGTAAGGGCCTAAGTTATCGACCAAAGGAAGGAGGAGAGGACGTGAAGGAGGGCTATTGGGTGATCCGCACCTATGAAGCCGGGGCCGTTGGAGAGAAAACGAAGTTTTGGATTCAAGGGGCACGGCCTTCCTCCCGAAACAGACGGAAAGAGCAGAGCGCGATCAAGAAGCAGGAGCAGAACGAGTACAGCGCGCAGAAGCGGCTGGCCCGTCTTATCAACGCGAACTTCCGACAAGGCGATCTCCTCCTGGGACTGGACTACTCCCCCGCCGGCATGGACCGTCTGGAGGAATACATCGCTGAGCATCCGTTCGACATCGACGAGACCGGGGACGCCGAAGCCGATCAGATGCAGCAGGTCCGATATGCAGCCGACCGGGAAATGCGCCTGTGCCTTCGCCGGGTCAAGCGGGAGCTGGCAAAGGACGGGATCGCGCTGCGGTATATCGCAATCACGAGCGACATGAACGGCGACACCGGCGAGGCCGTCCGCGTGCATCATCACCTGATCGTGAACGAGGCAGCGCGGGACGCTTTCGTGCAGAAGTGGGCAGAGCTGGGCGGCGTCAACTGGAGCACACTGTCCGGGCAAAAGGACTACACGCCGATTGCCGAGTATCTGCTGCGGCAGGTCCGCCGGGTGCCGGACGAGAAAAAGTATGTCACATCCCGCAATCTCTACCGGCCGCAGCCGAAGGATCGGGCCGTTCTCTCCGATGCAGAGGTCCGCGTGCCGAAGGGCGGGACGCTGTTGTTCCGCAACGAGTTCCGGCCAGGCCGACCGCAATATATCCGTTATGTCCTCCCGGAGAACCGACAGAAACCGCCGCCGGAGGACGAGAAAACCGCATAAGGCATCGAAAAGCGCGTGCCGCAGGGCAGGCGCTATTATTGCGTGGAGTTTTTCGACACGACAACGCGCGCGCCGGGGGCCGGGCGTGCGTGTGCGTGCGCATGAGCGAGAGAAACAGGGACACGGAACACGGGGCAGCTTCCCATGCGGAGGCCGCCCCGTTCATTTATTCATGCAATATTCATCCTTTATGCAAAATCTTCGTGAAAAATGCCGAAAATGTTGACGGTTCGTGACGCGCGCTTTATGTTACGATCCCCGCGAAAGCAGGAAATACAAGCGTTTCGCCGTTTGTGGGAGGTGACGGACGCGATGGCAAGGCCGAGAGAATATACGCCGTTCACGCTGGAGCGGGCCGTCAACAAGTATTTCCGCGGCATCACGCGGAGGGTCACGCTGACAGAGCAGGTCCCGACCGGAGAGCTGGACGACAAGGGGCATCCGCTTACCGAGGCCAAGCCGATCCTGAACCAGCTGAAACGTCCGGTCACGGTCACGGAGTATGTTGTGCCGCCGACCGTTGCGGACCTCTGCGAGACGCTGGGCATCCACCGGAGCACATGGACGAATTACTGCGACCATGAGCTGCACCCGGAGCTGCGGGAGATTACCGACGCGGCGCGGGAGAAGATGCGGGCGTGGAACGAACGGGAAATGCTAATGCGGCCGGGCAAGGACGTCAAGGGCATCATTTTCAATCTCCAGGCAAACTACGGCTACGGCGGCGAGAAAAGCGAGATCGAGCTGGGGCCGGGCGCGCAGAAGCTCATGGCCGGCGCGAGCATGAAGGACCGCGCGGCGCTGCTGAAAGCACTGAGGGACGAGCCCGATGATTGATATTGACACGCTGACCGAGAAGGAGCTGGACCAATACCTGGACGCCGCGCTGTGGTGGAAGGGCATGAAAGAGACGAACAACAAGGCGTTTCTTCCCCTTCTCTTTGACGAGCACCGCTACCTTGTGCTGAAAGGCGGCGGCGGCAGCGGCAAGAGTATCTTTGCCGGGCGGAAGGTCCTGGAGCGATGCACGACGGAGCCGGGGCACCGCTGGCTTGTATGCCGGAAGGTTGCGCGGACGCTGCGGGAGAGCTGCTTCGATCAGCTGCGCGGCCAGATCGCGGAGTTCTACGCCTGGAGCGGCTACCGCGTGAACAAGAGCGACATGAACATCACGTTTGCCAACGGCAGCAAGATTTTGTTCGCCGGGCTGGATGACGTGGAAAAGCTCAAATCCATCTACAACATCACCGGCATCTGGATCGAGGAAGCGAGCGAGCTGGAGGAGGGAGACTTCAATCAGCTGGACATTCGACTCCGCGGCGAGACGCGGGAATACAAGCAGATCATTCTGACATTCAACCCCGTCTCCATCACGCACTGGCTGAAACGGCGCTTTTTCGACCAGCGGGACGAGCGGGCCACCGTCCACGAGAGCACATACAAGGACAACCGCTTTCTGGACGACGAGGCGATCCGCACGCTGGAGAGCTTCCGCGACACCGACGAGTATTACTACATGGTCTACTGCCTGGGCCAATGGGGCGTCACAGGCAAGACCGTTTTCAATGCGAAGGCCGTGGCGGAGCGGCTGGAGCAGATCAAGAGCCGCAAGGCCAGGACCGGCTATTTCGAGTACGACGAGGCCGAGGACGGCATCCACGTCTCCAACTGGCGCTTTGTCGAGGACGCCAACGGGCCCATCCGCATCTACCGCGAGCCGGAGGCCGGACGGCCCTATGTGATCGGCGGCGACACGGCGGGCGACGGAAGCGACTGGTTTTTGGGCCAAGTGCTGGACAACATCAGCGGAGAGCAGGTGTGCGTCCTGCGGCACCAGTACGACGAGGACACCTACGCCAAACAGCTCTATTGCCTGGGAATGTACTACAACGCGGCGCTGCTGGCCGTGGAGACCAACTTCTCCACCTACCCCGTGAAACTGCTGGACCTCATGGGCTACAAAAACCTGTACGTCCGGGAGATTGAGGACGACTTCGAGGGGAAGATCAAGCACGCCTTCGGCTTCCGAACGGACCGCCTGACGCGGCCGGTCATTATCTCTGAGCTGATCCGCGTGATGCGGGATCATATCGGCAGCATCAATGACGAGACGACGCTGATGGAAATGCTGACCTTCGTACGCAACGACAAGCTGCGGCCGGAGGCCGAGGACGGCGCGCATGACGACTGTGTGATGGCGCTGGCAATCGCGCACTACGTCCGGCCGCAGCAGAGCATGGCGATCCAGACGGCGCCGGAGGAGGGCGTCAGCTGGACGGAGGATATGTGGGACGACTACAACCGGGCCAGCGACGAGGAGCGGAAATTCCTGATCTCGCTTTGGGGCAGGCCGCGGAACTGAGAGGAGCGAACAGAAGATCATGGCAAAGAAGAAAGCAAAAAAGGTCAATGAAAAGCTGACGGAGTGGCAGAAGCGCCTGGCCGACAGCTCCAGCTCATTCAGCTCAGAAGTGCAGAAGATGGACGAGCGGGAGCGGCTGTATAACGGCGACCGCACACTGGAGCCCCTTGTGCCGGGCGACTTCAAGCGGAGCGGCGACAAGAAGCAGACCAGCCACGTCCGCAACATCATCTTTGAGAACATCGAGGCGCAGGTCTCCTCCTCCATTCCGCAGCCGAAGGTCACGGCGCGGCGGAAGCAGGACGAGCCGCTGGCGGACATCATCGAGCGTTTCCTGCGGAACGAGCTGGACCGCCTGCCCTTCGAGACGATGAACGACATGGCGGAGCGGACCGTACCCATCCAGGGCGGCGTCGGCTTCCTGGTGGAGTGGGACAACACCAAGCGCACGCACAACACCGTGGGCGAGGTCACCGTCAGCGTGATCCATCCCAAGCAGTTCGGCCCGCAGCCGGGCGTCTATACCGGTATCGGGGACATGGACTGGTTCATCATCAAGGTCCCGACGACGAAAGAGGCAATCAAGCGGAAATACGACATCGACGTGCGGGACGAGGGCGAGAGCGAGCCGGACGTGCGCAGCACCGACGGCGAGGCCGTAAACGAGGACGCGCTGACGCAGTACATCGGCTTTGAAATCAACGCCGAGGGCGGCATCAACCGCTATTCATGGGTGAACGACGTGGAGCTGGAGGACCTGGAGAACTACCAGGCGCGCCGGCAGCCCGTTTGTAAGAAATGCGGGCGCGTGCGCCCCCTCCCCGGCCAGATCATCCGCAGCGCCGTCCAGGACACGCTGGGAAATCTACTCCCGGACCCGGCCCGTGGCTTCGTCGGCGGCCTTATCCCGCCGGAGATCGCGGAGCGGCAGGCGGCAGGCCAGATCATCGCGCAGGAAATGGCGGCCGGAACAATGGACGGAGCGGCGCCGGAGGGCGAGATCATGGCGGCCGTGGAGATCGCGCCGGGCGAGGCGCCGGAACCGGAACGCTACGACGGCGGCCCGTGCCCTTGGTGCGGCGCGGACGACTGGAGCAGCGAGGAGCAGGAGTTCGAGCAGGTCATGGTCCCGATCAAGACGAGCCGCGGGCTGGAGATTCCGGGGATGCTGCCGGGCATGGACGCCAACGGCGCGCCGGTCATGCAGCCCACGCTGATTCCCTTCTACAAGCCGGACGTCTACCCCATCATCCTCCAGCGCAGCGTCAGCGTTTACGGGAAGCTGCTGGGCAACAGCGACGTGGACGTGATCCGCGACCAGCAGAACACCGTGAACCGCATGGAACAGAAGATCATCGACCGCCTGATAAAAGCCGGCACGCGCATCACCCTCCCGGACAAGGCCAACCTGCGGACGGACCCGGAGGACGGCGAGCGCTGGTTCCTGAGCAACGCCGCGGACAAGACCATGATCGGCGTCTACGACTTCAAGGGCGACCTGAATTATGAGCTGCTGTACCTTGCGAACGTCTACGAGGAGGCGCGGCAAATCCTGGGCATCACAGACAGCTTTCAGGGCCGCAAGGACGCCACGGCGACGAGCGGCAAGGCAAAGGAATTTTCCGCGGCGCAGGCCGCCGGCCGCCTGGAGAGCAAGCGCGTGATGAAGAACGCCGCCTATGCCCTGCTGTTTGAGCTCATGTTCAAATTCTGGCTGGCATACAGCGACGAGCCCCGGCCCATCAGCTACAAGAACAGCGAGGGCGAGACGGAGTATGCGGAGTTCAACCGCTATGACTTCCTGGAGCAGAGCGCCGACGGGAGCTACTGGTGGAACGATCAGTTTTTGTTTTCCTGCGACACGAGCGCGCCGCTGGCGAGCAACCGGGAGGCGCTTTGGCAGGAGACTCGCATGAACCTCCAGACCGGCGCTTTCGGAGACCCGGCGGCGACGGACACGCTGATCCTGTTTTGGACGAAAATGGAGGAGCTGCACTACCCCGGCGCGGGCCAGACGCGGAAATACCTGGAGGAGCGCCGGGAGCGGGAGCAGCAGGCCGCCATGCAGCAGCAGATCATACAGCGGCAGACGGCGGCAGCACAGCAGCCCGGCGGCATGGGCCAGCAGGTCCCGACGGAAATGGCCGGCGCTATCGACGCGCAGGCGCAGCAGGACGCGCTGGCGGCCGTTATGGGCGGCCAGAGATAAGGGCAAGACCGGGGACGCCCGGCAGCTATACACGCATGGGAACGCGGGAAAATCCCAAATAAAGCGAAAGGAGGCACGGCCACCATGAGCGAAAAGAGCGTTTACGTCGGCAAGATCAAGAACGGCGGCACGCAGGTCGTACAGGCGCCCATCCAGCGCACGGACGCGAAAAAGGGCACCGTCAAGACCGGCAAGGACCTCCGCACCGGCAAGAAGTGATCCCCACCGGCGCGCGCCGGTAACAATTACGCACGGCAACGCGGGAAAATGCCAACCGGCGACAAGCCGATCAGGAGACTATCATGGCCGAAATGAACGAAGCGAGCATTTATGAGGCGCTTGGCGTCACCCCTGCGGGTGAAGGCGAGAAAGGACAGGAGCCCGCCGCCCCTGCCGCCACGGAGCCGAAGGAGCCGACCGGAGAAGGCGCGAAAGCGCAGGAGCCCGCCGCCCCTGCACCGGAAGGCAAGGAACCCACCGCACAGCCCGCGCCGGACAAACCGGACGGGCAGCCGAAGGCGGAGGACGCAAAGGCGCCGGATCAGCTGACCGAGGAGCAGCGCCGGGATAACGCAGCGCAGCGCCGTCGGCAGGAGCAGGAGGCCGCGATCCAGCAGGCCGTACAGGCGGCTGTGGAACAGGAGCGGGCCCGAAGCAAAAGCGAATGGGATGCTTTCTTCAAACGCGCGAATCTGAAAAACACCCTGACGGGTGCCCCTATTTCCTCGCTGGAGGAGTTCCAGAAATGGGAGGCCGACTTCAAGGCCGCCAAGCTGGAGCGGGACCTGAAAGCGGGGAAACTGACCCCGGAGGCACTGGACGACGCGATCCGCAGCAATCCGACGGTCCAGCAGATGCAGGCCGTCGCGGAGCAGCGGAAGGCGGAGGCGGAAAAGGCCGCAGCCGCAGAATCCAAAGCGAAGATTGACGCCGAGATCGCGGAGATTCACAAGCTCGATCCGAGCATCAACACCACGGCGGACCTGCTGAAAATGCCGAACGCCAAAGAGTTCTATGGGTATGTGCAGAAGGGCAACAGCTTCATCGACGCATACTACCTCGCCAACCGGGCGAGAATCGAGGAGCAGACGGCGGAAGCGGCGAAGCAGCAGGCCATGAACGCCGCCAGGAGCAAGGACCATCTGAACGCCACGGGCACGGCCCGCGGCGCCGGCGCGGTCACGGTCCCGGCGGACGAGCTGGAGCTGTTCAAGATTCTCAATCCGGGCGCCACCGAGGCGGAAATCCAGGCGTACTACAACAAATCCAAGAAAACATGACAGACAGAAAGGAGTCTGAGACACAATGTTTGTTCCCCACAAAAACGCGGCGGGCAACGTGATCCCGTGGGAGTATCTCCCCTGCGGCGCCATCACGCCGAAGATCGGCATGGCGCTCATTCAGAGCTCTGGCAACCTTGCGATTGCCACCGGCTCCGCCGATCCCGCGTATATCTCCATGATCGAGAAGGACAGCGCCTGCACCGCGGGCGACATCATCCCTGTGATCCGCGTGGACCACGACACCATCTACGAGACCAGCAACAGCGCCAGCTTTGCCAGCATCAAGAAGGGCGACAAGGTGACGCTGCACGCCTCCAGCGGCCTCCAGGTCACGGCGACCAAGACCGACGGCGTTGCGGAGGTCGTCGGCTTCGACGACGTTGCAGCGGCCGGCGCGGGCGGCAAGGTCTACGTCCGCTTCTAATCTGGGAAAGGAGAGAAAAACACCATGAAGATCGTATTTTCCGAGGGCTCCGGCCTCAACGACAGCGTTTACGGCAAGTGCCAGGCGCCGATCCGTATGTTCCTGGAGCAGCGCGGCGAGCAGTTTGAGCAGGAGAGCGTGCTGAAGCGCGTCTTTTCGATGGGCAAGAGCGAAAACTATGGCGACCTCATGACCACCATGACCGCCATGGACGGCTTCGACCCCGTGGGCGAATCCGGCGCCTACCCCACCGACGGGATGCAGGAGGGCTACCAGAAGCTCCTGGTCTATGAGACCTGGAAGGACAGCTTCCGCATCAGCGCGGAGATCATCGAGGACAGCAAGCTCCTCGACCTCAAGAAGCGTCCGGCCGCCTTTATGACCGCGTACAACCGCACGCGCGAGAAGTTTGGCGCCTGCCTGTTCGGCAACGCCATCAAGCAGAACACCGCGGCGGCCTACCGCGGCAAGAGCTTCGACATCAAGAGCGCCGACGGTGTGACCCTGTTCAACACCGCGCACCCGCCGAAGGTTGCCGGCGCGAACCAGTGCAACGTGTTCTCCGATGCTTTCAGCGCCGCAGCGCTGGGCAAGATGGAGACCGTGATGCAGCTGTTCCGCGGCGACGACGACGAGATTCTGGACGTCGCGCCCGACACCATTCTGATCCCCAACATCGCCTCGCTGAAAAACGACGTGTTTGCCGCTATCGGCGCCGACAAGGACCCGGCGACGAGCAACAATGCGTTCAACTATCAGTACGGCAGGTGGACGATCATTGTGTGGCCGTATCTCAACCAATTCATTACTGCCAGCACTTCCCCCTGGGTCCTGCTGGACAGCAAGTACAACGAGAACTACGGCGGCGCCGTCTGGAACGACCGCATCCAGCTCGCGGTACGCTCGACCATCGACGAGAACACCGACGCGAACGTGTGGCGCGGCCGCAGCCGCTTCAACGCCACCTTCAACGACTGGCGCTTCGCGGCGGTCGGCGGCGTCTCCGCCGGCAACACGCTCCCGTCCTGATAATCGGGAGGCACTGAGCCAACGGAGGGCAGGGGGCGAAACTGCCCCCTGCCTTTTTCGGTAAGGAGGAAACATGAAAATCTGCGTTTATGCCATCGCCAAAAATGAGGCGGCCTTCGTGGACCGATTCTGTGACGCAGCGGCGGAGGCGGACTATATCGCCGTGCTGGACACGGGCAGCGACGACGGTACGCCGGAGGCGCTGGAAAAGCGCGGCTGCATCGTCGGCAGGGAGATCATTGACCCCTGGCGCTTCGACGTGGCGCGCAACCGCAGCATGGAGCTGATCCCGGCGGACACCGACGTCTGTGTCTGCGTGGACCTTGACGAGATACTGCTGCCCGGCTGGCGGGCGGCGCTGGAGCGCGCGTGGACCGATAAAACGGAAAGCGGGCGCTTTATGAATATCCGCAGCCGGAACGCCGACGGCACGCCGGGCACAGCGTTCTACCATACGAAGCTGCACCGGCCGGGCGTCATGCGCTGGAAATATCCCGTGCATGAGGTCCTTGTGCGTGTGGACGGCAGGCCGGACGGACCGGACGTGACCGTGGCAGACATGGCCGTGGAGCATCTGCCGGATGTCACAAAAAGCCGCGGGCAGTATCTCCCGCTGCTGGAGCTGGCGGCGCAGGAGAATCCGACGGACGCACGCAGCGCGCATTACCTGGGCCGGGAATATATGTTTTACGGCCGATGGGACGACGCGATCCAAGAGCTGCTGCGGCACCTGGCGCTGCCGACCGCCAAATGGCGGGAGGAGCGGGCGGCCAGCAAGCGATACCTGAGCCGCTGTTATGCCGGAAAGGGCGAAAAGCAGGAGGCTATGCGCTGGGCCATGAACGCCGTCTGCGAGCAGCCGGAGCTGCGAGAGGACTGGTACGAGGCGGAGCGGGCTGCCTACGCGCTGGAGGACTGGAGCGGCGTGCTTTACTTCGGACAGCACGCGGCGGCCATCACAAAACGGTCCGACGTCTGCATCAACGAGGAGGAGGCGTGGGGCGCCGGCGTTTACGATCTGCTTTCCCTCGCCTGCTGGAACTTCGGAGACATGGGAAAGGCGCGGGACTACGGCGAGCTGGCCGCAAAGCTGGCGCCAGAGGACGAGCGGATCAAAAAGAACCTGGAGTATTACAGAAAGGCGGCGATGATATGACGCTACGGCAAGTGATCCAGATGGTTGACGAAGTGAAGCCCAACGCCTTCACGACCGCCAACAAAATCGAATGGCTGAACAACCTGGAGGGAACGCTGGCCGCAGAAGTGTTCCTAATGGCACCGGAGGAGATCGCGCAGCTGCACTACGGCCCCGGCGATCTGGACAAGGAGCTCCTGGTCGATCCGCCATACGACGACATCTACGAGCTGTACCTGGAGGCGGAGATCGACCGGGCCAACGGCGAGTACAACAAGTATCAGAACACCATGCAGAGCTACAACGCCCGCCGCGGAGACTTCGTGACCTGGTTCTGCCAGATATGGGACCCCGCGCAGGGCTACCGGAAGGAGAGACCAAGACGATATGGGACTGTATGAAAATCCCCCCTATTACATCACGGCCTACGGCCTCGCGGTAAAGCAGGGCTTCAAGGGCACGCTGGACGAGTGGCTGGCGAGTCTGCGCGGCCCGACCGGCCCGGCGGGAGCGGGCGTGGTTATCAAAGGCGTCTACGAGACGCTGGCGGACCTGATCGCGGCGCATCCGACCGGCGAGGCCGGCGACTATTACAACGTCGGCACCAGCGACGAGGACTACATCACCTATTTCTGGAACGTCGAGAGCGAGGAATGGGACAGCATTTCCATCATCGGACCGACAGGACCGACCGGCGACATCGGCCCGACCGGCCCCACGGGGCCAGAGGGACCGACAGGACCGACGGGCGATACCGGCGATACCGGCGACACCGGACCTGTCGGAGAGACCGGACCGCAGGGCGACACGGGACCCACAGGCGCAACCGGCCCCACCGGAGATACCGGCCCGACAGGGCCGACCGGCGACACCGGGCCAACGGGCGACACGGGACCGACCGGAGACACCGGCCCGACCGGCCCAACGGGACCAACCGGCCCGACAGGGCCGACCGGCCCGACCGGCGACACGGGACCCACCGGGCCGACAGGAGGAACCGGGCCGAGAGGATATACCGGAGACACCGGCCCGACCGGGCCTACCGGAGACACCGGACCGCGAGGGCCCACGGGAGATACAGGACCCACCGGCCCCGAAGGTCCTACCGGCCCCACGGGCGACACCGGCCCGACAGGCCCCACGGGACCGACAGGGCCGACTGGAGATACCGGCCCGCAGGGAACGGGCGACACCGGCCCAACAGGCCCGACCGGACCAACTGGAGACACCGGACCGCAGGGGCAGACAGGTCCCACCGGTCCGACAGGTCCCACCGGCCCGACAGGTCCCACGGGACCGACGGGCGACGGCTTCAAGGTGCTGGGCTTCTATTCCACGCTGACGGCCTTGCAGCTTGCCGTGCCGAATCCGAACACGGGCGACGCCTACGGCGTCGGCGCCGGCGAGCCCTACGACATCTACATTTGGGACGGCGCAAACAGCGCGTGGGTGAACAACGGCACGATCCAGGGTGCGAAGGGCGACACCGGGCCGACCGGCGACACGGGTGATCCCGGAACGGCTGCGACTATCGAGATCGGCACCGTGGAGACGCTGGCGCCGAACATGAACGCCTACGCCACAAACGTCGGCACGCCGAACGCCGCGACCTTCAATCTCGGCATCCCCCGCGGCGCGACCGGCGACACGGGACCGAACGGCCCTACCGGCCCCACCGGCCCGACTGGAGACACCGGACCGCAGGGCACCGGAGACACCGGCCCCACCGGCGACACCGGCCCGACGGGCCCGACGGGACCGACGGGCCCGACTGGACCGGACGGACCGACCGGAGATACTGGCGACACCGGCCCCACAGGACCGACAGGGCCAACCGGGGCGACAGGGCCGGAGGGACACACCGGAGACACCGGCCCCACCGGCGACACCGGCCCGACCGGTCCGACCGGGCCGACCGGTCCGACAGGCCCGACCGGAGACACAGGCGCAACCGGCGCAACAGGCGCAACAGGAGCAACAGGCGCAACAGGAGCGACGGGCCCCAATGCCGTCAGCGGCACGACAGATACCGGCCTGACCGGATATTTGTACGGCAACGGATCGAAGGTGCTGGCAAAGACGCCGGACTCCACGCCGACATGGGGGAGCGGCGAGATCATCAAGAGCGGCGGCGTTGCCTTGTACGGTCCCCCTCCCTTGTATCTCTACGAGGGCAAGGACCTCGCCACGGCGTTCGCCTCCGAAATCTCCGGTTACGCGAACGTGTGGGCATGGCTGAAAGCGCGCCTGACGGCAAAGAACCTCAGCGGCATTTTCGTCAAGGACTACATCACGGTCACGACCACGGACAGCAAAACGCTGGTAATGCAGATCGCCGGCATCAACCACGACCTGAACTTCACGGACAATCAGATCACGGCATGGCACATCGACTTTATCAGTAAGGACTGCTGGGGGGCATACCACGTCTGGAACAAGGTGAACTACAACAACGGCCTGTCAACGCAGAAATCCCCGTGGTGCGCCAGCGATCTCAAAGCGTTCCTCAACGCGGAGAGCGCGAACGTCCCGAACGGAACCGGAGCGGACCCCGCGACGACGGCTGTGAACTACTCCAGCACCGGCATCTATGCCCTGCTGCCCACCGCACTCAAAAACGTCATTATCGAGCGGCGCGCGCTGCCGCCGCAGCGGTACACCGCGGGCAGCCTGCTCACCGACGACAACAGCTGGGGATGGGACAACATCGGAAAGCTGTGGGTGCCGGACGAGACCGAAGTGTACGGACAAATCGCCTGGGGCACGCGAAGCGGTTACAGCGTCGGAATCTCGCATCAGTACGAGATATTCCGGGACGCCAAGACCAGGATCAAGGGCCTGGGCAACGGCGGCAGCCGTTGCGCCTGGTGGCTGCGGTCTGCGAACTCTGGCAACTCCACGTACGCGGCGCGCGTCGACGCCAGCGGCACCGCCGGCTACGCCAGCGCGTCGCACGCCAGCATCGCGTTCCCCGTCTGCTTCCGAATTTCTGCTTAATCCATCCGAATCTCCCGCCCCCTGCGGGCGGGAGAGAGAAAGGGAGACCAAATGAGCAACGTAATCGAGCGATACCGGCGCACGTCTCAGATGGAGTTTTACCGGAACGCGCTGGAGCTGCAAGAGGACATGATGAAGTTTCTGCTACGCGAAAAGAACGTCCCGCGGAAGTACAGAGGCGTCGTCACCTATCCCATTGTGGCAGCGTTTGACGAGCTCTTTGATCTGATGCACCAGGCAAACCGCATCTACGCCGACGCGGAGGAAAGCACGGCGAAGCGGCGGGAGATACAAACCGCCTGCATCCGCAAGGTGGACGACATCTACCGCCTGCTGCAACGGACCGTCTCCCTTTTATGGAAGGACAAGCTGAAATCCAAGACGCCGAGCGCCGAGCAGCAGCGGCTCCGAAACGCCCTGAATGATTTTGCCACGCGGCTAAAGCGCGAGGAGGAGCTGCTGACCGGCTGGCGGAACAGCACCAAGCAGAACAAGAGACGCCCAAAAGAATAATCATCATCGGTTATGGCCTGCAATGCTTTCGGGCAGCCGTTGCAACTGGTGGCTGCGGTCTGCGAACTCTGGCAACTCCACGAACGCGGCGAACGTCAACAACAACGGCAACGCCAACAACAACAACGCATCGAACGCCAGCATCGCGTTCCCCGTCTGATTCCATACTACCCCCGACTGATTCCGCGAAGCATCAACGGCCTGTTTCGACAGTAGGCCGGAAACGGCCGAACTCAGTGCCAGGAGCCCGCCCATTATGGGTACATGGAAGGAGACCACAACCGTCCCGAAAGGGTGAATACGCACCGCTGCCTTTGGGAAAGCAGCGTTTCTCGACGCGGCCGGCCGGACGCTTCTTGCATGGCGGGGGATGGCGACATGAGCCGACGGAATCCGGCGAGTACCCCGTTTCATGACCGTTGCCGCAGAGTAGCACACAACGCGCCCCTACAAGAACACTACGCGAGGTGCAATATCCCATGACGAGCGAAGAACGACACGAGGCGCGGTATCAGCGCCGGAAGGCGGAACGCGAGCGCAAACGGAGGGCGAAGCTGGACGAGTATGACAGCTTTGAACGGGCGGCCTCTCCGTCGGCGCTGATCTGCGCGCACTTCGACACGCGCCGGGGCGTCCTCTGGAAGTACAGCCCGGCGAAGTACGAACAAAACTATATCCGCAACGCGGTCATTTCCTCCGAGCGGCTGCAGCAGGGAAAGAACGTCTGCCAGGGCTTCTATTCCTTCCGCATCATCGAGCGAGGCAAAGAGCGTGAAATCCATTCCGTGCACTACACGGAGCGGGTGATCCGGCGGAGCGTCTGCATCAACTGTCTTGTGCCCATCCTGTCGAGCAATCTGATCTATGACAACGGCGCAAGCCTGGAGGGCAAGGGCATCACGTTCGCAGCGAACCGGACGGCGGCCCATCTGCATCGGTATTTCCGGGAGCACGGAGACAACGAGGGATATGTGATCGTCATAGACTTCCGAAAATACTTTGACAGCATCCGGCATGACCGGCTGTTTGCAATCCTGGACCGCTTCCTGCTGGACGAGCGGCTGAACCGGCTGGCAAAGGAGTTTGTGATAGCCGGCGACGCGGCGAGACCGGAGGAGCACAAAGGCCGCGGCCTGTTCATCGGGCCGGAGGACAGCCAGATATTCGCTATCGCATTTCCCAACGCCATCGACCATTACATCAAGGACCGGCTGCGCTGCCGGTATTACGAGCGATACAACGACGACTCCATCATCATCGTCAGGGAAAAGGAGCGGGCCCGGCAAATCCTGGACGAGCTGCTGGCGCTGTACGACGAGGCGGGGATCATCCCAAATCCAAAGAAAACGCAGATCGTCAAGCTGAGTCATGGTTTTACTTTCCTGAAAACGAAATACCGGCTGGAGCCGAACGGCCGCGTCGTGCGGACGCCGGCGCGGGCCGGGATTGTCCGGGAGCGGCGAAAGCTCAAAAGTTTCCGGCGCTTCATGGACGCCGGAGAAATGACACAGGCGCAGGCGGATCAATCGTATATGTCATGGCGCGGGTACATCCGCAAGGGGAAGAACGCCGGGCGGACCGTTCGGCAGATGGACGCGCTCTATGCGGCGCTGTTTCACACGAAACCGTGGAAAAAGAAAACGAACAAAGGAGGAGACCATCATGGACCGGAAAGATGAAATCCAGGGCGAGATCAACGCCCTCAAACAGCTCTTGTCCCATACGGACTATCAGGCAATCAAGCACAGCGAGGGCGTCATGCCGGAGGAGGAATTTGCACCAATCCGCATCCAGCGGCAGGCGTGGCGTGACCGCATCAATGAGCTGGAGGCGCAGCTGGAGCCGGAGGCGGAGACATGACAGAGGCGATCATCGGCGCAATCATCGCCGCGGCGGCCACCATCTTCGGACAATGGCTGATCTCCCGCGGGCAGCATGACAAGCTGATCGCGGAGCTCGAACAGAAAAGCGCCGTCTCCGACACGGAGATCAAGGGAGACATCGCGGTTATCAAAGCGGAGGTATCTAGCCTCCGCAAAGAGGTCGAAAAGCACAACGGCGTCATGGAGCGGACGTTTCAGCTGGAAAAGGACGTCGGCGTGCTGGACGAGAAAATCAAGGTTGCAAACAACCGGATTGGAGACTTGGAAAGGAAGGTAGACCAATGAGCAACAAAACCTATGACATCCTGAAATGGATCGCGCAGATCGTTCTGCCAGCGCTGGGCACGCTGTACTTTGCGCTGAGCGAGATTTGGGGCCTGCCATACGGGGCGCAGATCGTCGGCACCATCACGGCCGTCGATGCGTTCCTGGGCGCGCTGCTGGGCATCAGCACAGCGCAGTACAAAAAGACGCTGGAGGAACAGAAGAATGAAAGGAATTGACAGCGCCGCGCCGCTGACGGCGAAAGCGGCCGAGATCGCCGCGGGGCTGGGCATCGCCTTCTCCGGCCGGTATCTTGTGCCGAGCAACGGCGGGAAGAACTGGAAGGCACTGACGGCGGACGAGGCAGCGCACATCCGGGCCGCCGGGCTGGCAATCCTGCTGGTGTGGGAAATGGCGGCGGACCGCGCCAAAGGCGGAGCGGCCGCCGGCGCGCAGGACGGCGCCAGAGCGCGCCAGCTCGCGCAGGAAATGGGCATCCCGGCGGGGACGACCATCTTCTTCGCCGTGGACTACTGCCCGCAGGAGGGCGAATACGGTATCATTGAGGAGTACATCCGCGCGGCGGACATGGCCTGCGGCGAATACACCGGGGGCGTCTACGGCAGCTATTACGTCGTGGAGGCAATGGCCGCGCGCGGGGCCTGCACGAAGTTCTGGCAGTGCGTCGCATGGAGCAGCGGCAAGCACTCCGACAAGCGGCAGGTCTATCAATACCAATGGAGCGGCGGCGCGGAGTCCATGAGCGTCGCGGCGCAGATCGGGATTAGCGTGGACATGAACAGCTGCGACGACCTGGAGGCCGCGGGCCTCTGGCTGCCGGAGAAAGCGGAGGAGCCGGAAACGGAGCCGAAGCGCTACAACACCGTTGCGGAGATCGAGGCGGCGGCGCCCTGGGCCGTTGCGACGATCTATAAGCTGATCGCCAACGGCTGCATCCAGGGCAAGGGCAGCGCGTATGACGCCGACGGAAACCCGGCGGACATGGACCTGAGCATGGATATGATCCGCGTGTTCGTCATTCACGACCGCGCCGGACTCTATCCCGAATGAAACGAGGCGGCCCGGAACCATGCCGGGCCGCCGGATAAAGGAATGAGGCGAAACGCATGGCTTCCAACTGGCTCTACATCGACACGAATTTTCCGACCTTCACCGGCGAGGAGAGCACCGAGGAAAAGGTCACGACCATACAAAACTATATGTTCATGCTGGTGGAGCAGCTGCGCTACACCCTGCACAATCTGGACCTGAGCAACATGAACGAAACGGCCGTCAACGAGTTCAAGGACGTGCTGACGGACCCGATCTACGCCTCCATCGCGGACACGAACGGCAACCTTGCACAACTGGCCGTCACGGCCACGGAGATCGCCACGCGCGTCAGCAATGCCGAGGGGGACATATCCACCTTGCAGCAGACGGCGGCCGGCATCAGCGCCACGGTAACGAATCAGGCGGGCCAGATCGCACAGCTCCAGATTACCGCGCAGGGCCTCACATCCCGCGTCAGCACGGCGGAAGGAAACATCAGCACCTTGCAGCAGACGGCCACGAGCATCAGCGCTACCGTCAGCAATCAGGGCGGGCAGATCGCGGCCTTGCAGGTGACGGCAAACGGCATCGCCACGCGCGTCAGCAACGCGGAGGGAAACATCAGCACGCTCCAGCAGACGGCGAGCAGCATGAGCTCCACCATCAGCACGCAGGCCGGGCAGATTTCCTCCTTGCAGCAGACGGCAAACAGCATCAGCAGCACCGTCAGCAACCAGGGCACGGCAATCTCCTCCTTGCAGCAGACGGCGAACAGCCTGAGCTCCACGGTCTCCACGCAGGGCGGGAAGATCAGCACGCTCCAGCAGACGGCGAACAGCCTGAGCACGACCGTCTCCAGCCAGGGCACGGCGATCAGCAGCCTCCAGCAGACCGCCAACAGCATCAGCTCCACCGTCTCCACGCATACGGGTCAAATCTCCAGCTTGCAGCAGACGGCGAGCTCGCTGAGCTCCAGGATCACGAACAACGCCGGCGCAATCTCCTCCCTGTCGCAGTATGTGGACAGTCTCACGCTGTCCGTATCGAACGGCAGCGACAGCTCAACCATACAGCTCAAAGCCGGCAGCACGATCATTTCCAGCAAAAGCATCTATTTCTCCGGCATGGTGACATATTCCGACCTGAGCACGAGCAACAGCTATACGACCATCAACGGCGCCAACATCAAAACCGGCACGATCCAGGCCAACAACGTCGGCGTCAGTAACCGTTTTTCCCTATATTCCGGCGGAACGCTCTACGGGTATATGGGCTGCGGCTATGGCTACGACGGCCAAAACTACACCTACGGCGCGATGCTATCAAGCGCCTACGGCTATTACGTCCTGGCGACAAACGCCGGCGTCCGCATGACGGCGGGCAGCAGCAGCATCTACGTCATTCCGAACGGCTGCCGCAGCACGAAAGAGATCACCGTGGACTCCGACCGGCGCGTCAAGGAGGACATCGACTACGACATGACACGGTATGAGGCGTTCTTCCTCAACCTGCGCCCCTGTGTCTATCACCGGAAGGGCATGGAGCGGCGGCTGCATACCGGCTTTGTCGCGCAGGACGTGGAGGCCGCGCTGGCGGCGGCATCGCTGCAATATGAGGACTTCGCCGCACTGGTGAAGGACCCGCACACAAACCCGGAGTACGGCATCGCCTACGGCGAATTTGCCGCGCTGAACACATACATGATCCAGAGATTGATGCAGCGCGTGGAGGCGCTGGAAAGGAGGACAGCATGAAAAGACTGATCGAACAGGTGGACCGCATCCTGGCAATGCTGGAGGTCAAGGGCGACAGCGTGATGCTCCTGGCGGACGCCCGACGCGCGCTGGGCCAGCTCTACCAAATGGCGCCGGAGGAGAAAACGCCGGAGGACGAAGGGAGTGAAACGCCGTGAAGCTGCCGAGCATGATCTACGGCGACGACATCCGAAAAGGCCGGCAGGTGCAGTTCGGCGGGCTCAATCACAACCTGGGCGCCGGAGACGGCGAGCTTTGGGACATGGAGAACCTGACGAGCGACTACTACCCCCTGCTGGCGACGCGGCAGAAGCGCCGGCTTTACCGGACGATCACGAAGCCGAACGGGATATTTTCCTGGGACGCGCTGGCCTGGGTGGACGGCACAAAGTTCTACTACGACGGCATAGAACGCGGGACCGTGACGAACGGGAAAAAGACCTTTACCGCGCTGGGCGTGTATATCATCATCCTCCCGGACAAGAAATACTACAACACCGCGACCGGGGACTTCGGGAGCCTGGAGAGCGCATGGTCCGGCTCGCGCATCACGTTCACGAACGGCAGGCTGTACGACGAGGACGCGGAGGCCAACTGCATCGAGGTCACAAATATCTCATGGTCCAACTATTTCCGCGTGGGCGACGCCGTGACGATCTCCGGCTGCACGACGCACCCGGAGAACAACAAGACGCCCATCATCCGGGAGATCAGCGGCAACAAGCTCTATTTCTACGAGCACACATTCAAACTGAGCGGGAGCGAGGGCGACACGCCCTATACGGAGATCGGCACCATGTCGATCAAGCGCGCCGTGCCGGACCTCAAATACATCTGCGAGAATGAAAACCGCCTTTGGGGCTGCGACGACAACACGATCTACGCGAGCAAGCTGGGCGACATCTTCAACTGGAATGTGTTTGACGGGCTCCAGACAGACAGCTATGCCGTGGACACCGGCAGCGCGGGAAAATTCACGGCCTGCGTGAGCTACCTGGGCTACCCGGTATTCTTCAAGGAGGACCGCATCTACAAGGTGTACGGCAGTATGCCGAGCAATTACGAGGTCATGGGCAGCGCGACGCTGGGCGTGGCCGCCGGGAGTGACCGGAGCATCGCCATCGCGGGAGAGATTCTGTTCTACCTGAGCACGGCGGGCTTTATGGCATATTCCGGAGGAATCCCGCAGCCCATCGGGCGGGCCTTCGGACTGACGCGGCAGCGCAACGCCGTCGGCGGCAGCGACGGGCTGAAATACTACGTCAGCTTTCAGGACGAGAACGACGCCACGCGCTTCTGCGTCTACGACGCGCAAATGGGACTGTGGCACATCGAGGACGCGACGGCGGCCGTGGGCTTCTGCCGATATAACGGCAACACCTACGTCCTGGAGGAGAGCGGCGGCATCTTTCTCACCGGGACCATCCTGGGCAGTGCCGGCACCGAGGAGGCGGACTTCTCATGGACGGCGGAGTTTGGGGATTATACCGAGCTGGGGAAAAGCGCCGACCTAGGGCCGAACAAGAAGGGCGTCTCCAAAATTCAAATCCGGCTGGAGCTGGAGGAGGGCGCCACGGCGACGGTCTATCTCCAATTCGACAGCACGGGAGACTGGATTCAATGCGGACAGGCCATGCAGGAGGGCGCGAAGCGCAGCTACTACCTCCCCATCGTGCCGCGCCGCGGGGATCACTACCGCATGAAGATCACCGGCACCGGGGGATGCCGCATCTATTCGCTGGTCCGCGAGTATTACAACGGATCGGAACTGAAATCTTTGCAAGGGAGGAACTGAGAAATGGCATATTCCTATGAGGACTTTGAAAACGCGGCCAACCAGGCGGGGCTGCTGGGGCAGTTTTCGCAGTATGACCTTGATCTGGCGCGGGCGCACCCGGAGGCGGGCCTGAGCATACTGAGCTTGAAAAAGGACTACGCCAACGCCACCACGCCGGAGCAGAAGGCGCTCATAAACGAGGCGGCCAACCAGGTCCGCAGCAGCTACGGCAGCTATACCGGCGGCACAGACGGCAGCCAGTATTACGCCGTCACGCCACACACGCAGACCAGCGACATCGACCAGCAGATCAACGGCGTGCTGGGCCAGATCGGCAACTACGGCTCCTTCGCGTATGAGAACGACGACGCATACAAGGCGGCGCTGGCGGCCGTCGTGAACGCGAACCCGTTCAGCTTTGACTACGGCAACGCGGATATGTACCAGCGGGCGCTGGAGGCGCTTGCCAACGCCCCGTCGTTCAACTTCGACTACGCCAACCAGGACGCCTACCAAAAGGCGCTGGACGCCGTAGCGAACGCGCCGTCCTTCGAGTACGGCAAGGAGGCGCCGACCTATGTGAACGCCTACGAGCAGCAGCAAAAGGACCTGCTGGACAAGGTGGTGAACCGCGAGCAGTTCAGCTACGACAAGGACACGGACCCCGTGTACGGCAGCTACAAAAAGAGCTATCTGCGCGAGGGCGACCGAGCCACGGCGAACGCGCTGGCGCAGGCGAGCGCTGCCAGCGGCGGCCGGGCCAGCAGCTACGCCGTCAACGCGGCGACGCAGGCCGGCGACTACTACGCCACCAAGCTCAACGACATCATCCCGACGCTGTATCAGCAGGCGTTCGACCGTTACCTCCAGGAGTATCAGATGAAGCTGAGCGACCTGAACGCCGTGAACGGGCAGGAGCAGCTGGACTATCAGCGGTATCTGAACGAGCTGGGGCAATTCAACACGGACCGCGGCTTCGCACTGGACGCTTACAACACCAACGCGGCGCAGCGCCTGAACGCGCTGAACGCGCTGCTGTCGGATCGCGGGCAGCAATACAACGAGCAGATGGGCGCTTACGATGCAGACCGGCAGGCCCGCATGGACGCCATGAACGCCCTAATGAGCGACCGCGGCCAGCAGTACAACGAGCAGATGGGCGCCTATGACGCGAACGCGCAGGCACGTCTGAACGCGCTGAACGCGCTGACCGGCGACCGGCAGCTGGCCTACGGCGAGTGGGCCGATCAGTACGAAATGCTCCAGAACTACCTCAAAAACCTCCAGGGCCAGAGCGACACGATCTACGCCCGCGCGCTGGACGACGAGAACCGCCGCCTTGCGGAGCGGCAGTATGCCGACAAGCTGACGCAGCAGGATTTTGAAAACCAGCTTGCGCTGGCGACCTACGCCGCAGAGCTGGGCGACTATTCGCTGCTGGAGGCGCTGGGCATCAACCCAAACACGGAGAACGTGTACCAGCTCGCATTGGCCGCAGCGGGCAAGCTCGCCGGCGGTGTGGCCGGAGGAACGGCCGGAGGAACCGGAGGCACCGGCGGCGGATATACCGGCGGCGGCACCGGAGGGAGCGGCGGAACCGGGAGCGGCGGCAAAACCGAAGTGGACGCAGCGTTCAAGCAGACCGTCCTGGCAACCTATCCCGACGGCGTTGTGACGAACCCGGACGACTGGCAGACGCTCCTTGCCTATTACGACGAGGAGACGCTGAAAGCGGCAGGCATTACCTACAAAGGAGCGGATCAGCAAGGGGCCGGAGCGGCAGGCGACGGACTCACAACGTCGGCGTACAACATGGCGGCCCGCGGCATCCTGGAGAACTGGCAGAACGGCAAGGCCGACGCGGCCCGCCAGGGCATCGCGGACATCTGGAACAGCCTGAGCGCGCAGCAGCAGGAGAACCTGCGGACCACGCTGATAAACGCAGGTGCCGGCGCGCTGTTTAACAGCGGGATCGGCAGCGCTGGAAATGGATATGTGCCGATGGGCGACCTGAACCGGGAAAGCAACCATTCCGGCACCGGCGGGCTGGAGATCAACCTGGGCTCCGTGGAGGCGCTGGGCTACGGACCGATCAGCGCGGACCGTCTGGCGGAGCTTGTGCAGCAGGGGCTTGTCGAGGAGTACGTCAAGGACGGGAAGCGGTATTTCCGGCGCGTGCAGCAACCGCTGACAGGCGCAAACAATCTCTTTAGTATCTCCAGCCGCTTCGGCTGAGAAAGCGAGGAAGCGCATCATGGCAAACAACAGCTTTACGGCGCAGTATGACGCAGCACGAAAGAAAAAGGAGGAGGAACAGGCAAGCGCTGTTCTCCCCTCCTTTACCCCGCTGGCACTGTCGCTGCCGACGCTGGAGCCGGTCGTGCCGCAGCGGGCGGACAACCACAGCGTCCTCCATCAGATCGAGCAGGAAACCGGCCGGAACGCGACGGCGGAACGGCTGGCGCCGGTCCAGAAGCCGCAGACCATCCTGGGCGCAATCAGAGAACTCCCGAAGCTGATAGGCGAAGGCATCCAGGCAAAGGCAAAGGTTGAGGCCGACATGGCGACGGATGATATTATCGACCCGCTGGAGGCGGCCGGGCTGGGCCTTGCGAAAGGCATGGGCGCGCTGTCCGCCGGGGAAGCAATCGGCGCGGGCATCGGGAAGATCACCGGAAACGAGGACATCCAGAAGCGGGCCCGCGAGGCCTCTGACATCAACGACCAAATGCTCAAAGAGGCGAAGGAGCAGAACCCCCTCGCCTTCGGCGCCGGTAACATCGGCGGAAACCTAATGCTAATGTCAGGCATCGGGCAGGGCCTCGGCGCGATCAAGGGCCTCGGACAACTGCCGACGATTGCACGCGGCGCGATCACCGGCCTCGGAACGCTGGCAGGAGCGGAGGCAATCCACGGCGCCGGAGCGGCAGCCACGGGAAAGATCACGCCAGGCGAATATGCGAAGAATGTGGCCGTCAGCGGCATCGCCGGAGCGGCCGGTGGCGCGCTCAGCGCAGGCGTGAACGCCGCGGGCTTGAAGCTGCTGCGCGGGATGAACAAGGCGAAGGATGGCGTTATTACTGCCGGCAGTGATTTCATCGGCGCGCAAAACAAGGTGCTGCCGAACGTGCTGCTGGGCGGCGCGTCCTCCCTGGGCTACTCCGCCGGCGTGACCGGGACACAGGAGCTCAGCAAGGCCATCACCGACGAGGACTACACGCCGGACTGGAATCAGATCGGGACGAGCGCACTGACGGCTTTTGCCTTCGGCGCGTTCAATGCGTATCTGCGCACGGCGCAGACGAGCGAAGCGAACCGGAGCACGATGCAGCAGGTCAACGACGCCGTGCAGGACAGCTACCGGAAATGGAGCGAGGCAACAGACCCGGCAATCAAAGCGCAGTATGCAGAGGAGACCGCAGCGTGGGCAGACCGGGCAATCAAATCGCTCGCAGATATGCAGATCGTCGGAGCGGATCAGCAGGTCCGCGACATGGCGGACTTTCTCTGGAACATCGAGCAGGAAATGGCGGCCTATACAACGCTCAACACGAATTTCGGAGCGGAGCTTGGAGCGGGCGGCGCGCTTGTTCCAGGCATGGCCGGCGGACTTGCACCGACCGGCGGGCAGCCGACGCCGGGCGCGCCGCAGGGGACGCTGCCGGATCAGACGGGCGCGCTGGCGGCGCTGGCCGTAAACGGAAACGTCCCGGCGGCGGCACCGAAAGCGCAGCCGGAGGGGCTAACGCTGCCCACGCTGGAGCCGGAAAATGCACGAAACGCGAAAAATCTGCCCACAGCAGAAGGAAAAATGCCCACGCAGGCCGCAAATTTGTCAGAAGGCACAGGGAAAATGCCCACAGAGCGGTACAGTCTGCGCGACGTTCCCGTGCCGACCTACGAGGAGCTTGTGGCAAAACCGGACATGACCGTGGTGGACGTGCGCCGGCCGCAGACCGGGAACTTTGCAGAGGAGCGCGCCGCGTTCCTGGACAGCCCGGCGGCGAAACAGATGTATTCCGCGCCCGTTGTCAACCGCGACACAGGCGAGGGCATCTTCATCACGCCGGCCACCATGACGCATACGTTCTCAAATGAGGGATGGGAGCAGATCGAGCTGGCGGAGCATCTGCCGGAGATCGTCGAGACCGCTGTGCTGACGCACGCGGAGCCGAGCAGAAAAGCGCCGGACGACAGAACGACCGGCGTATATACTCTGTTCGGAGCGGCGCTGACGGACGCAGGCGTGCAGCCCGTGAAGCTGACCGTGAAGGAATACAACATCGAAAAGCAGGCGATCCCGGCAACTATCGCGGAATACCTGGGGACCGGCGTGCAGCCGGAGACCTACGCAAGCGTCTATGACGGGAAGGTGCTGGTGCTGGAGAACATAGAAAAAGAAAGTCCCTCCAGTTCAGCAGCAACCGACGCGGCCGAAAAGGCCGCCGTTTACCACCCTTCGGGACTTTCTGCAATCAGTGTAAAGGATTTGCTTTCGCTTGTCAAGGGGGACGCGGCGCGCTATGTGCCGCAGCCGGAGAGCGGAGCGGTCCAGATCATGCCCGGCAACGCCGGCGCTCAAATTCAAAACGGAGGTATGACGAATGGAAACGAAGGAAGCGCGGGGCCTCAGCTTGCCGGCCCAGGAGGGAACGAAGCGGGCCAAAATGCCGTGGGAGAAACGGGTGCTCTATACCGTGGAGACGCCGGAGGGCGACCTGATGAGCTTGGACGAGGAGCAGCTGACGCAATACGCATCCGGGGCGGGAGCAAAGAAAACCGAGCCCTGACGCTCCAGCGCCAGCGGGCCGCGATGGAGCAGCCGTTGGCAAGCCCGGCGGACTTCGGCATCGAGAACGGGAGCGCAAATCCGACGCTGCGCGTGCTGCCGGAGGCGGACTATGACGCCGAGGCCACGGAGTTCACCGAATGGGCCTATGAAAGAGGCGTCAAGGACGTCAAGATTGTAACGGGCCTGATCCAGATCGAGACGCCGGAGGGCCCCGTCTCTGTTCTTGACGTAATCAACAAGGACACGGGCACACTTATCATCCGCGGCGACAGCCTGAAACGCAGCCTGAGCGAGACCGGACGCCACAGCGTCGGCCACTTCGTCACAGGGCAGGCGCAGGTGGAGAGCTTCGAGAGAGCGATCAAGGGCCGATACAAGGAGGAGGCGTGGGGCCACCTATTTGATACATACCGGAGGTCCTGGGCGCCGCTGACAAACAACTACGAAGGCATGACGGAGCGGGAGACCGAGCTGTATGTGTGGGAGGAAATCATGGAGGACGCCTACGCCGGCGTGGACAACTACGGAACAAAGGCGAGCGTGTACAGCCGCGAGGCGCTGGCGGTCATTGACGGCACGCAGGAGACCGGAGAGCTGACGCTGCCGACGCTGGACAACGCGCCGGCCGGGACGCAGCCGGAGATCAACGGCATCCGCGGGCCGCCTGCCAGGTATCTCTACGCAGGAAAGAACGCGCGCAGCGCCGACAGCGAGGCGCTGGCCGAGGCGGAGCGGCTGGAAATGCAGGGGCTTGACCCGGAGGACATCCGCCAGGAGACGGGATGGTTCCGCGGCGACGACGGCCTGTGGCGCTATGAGATCGACGACAGCGGCATGGAATACAGGAGCCAGGGCGATATGGCGTATATGCAGGACCCGGAGTACAGAGAGTATCTGGAGCTTTGGGACAAGGTTGTCGCCAGGAGCGAGGGGACGGACGAGGAGCTGGACCGCGTGCGCGAGCTGGACAAGAAGTACAGCGGCGTCGGAAGAATCGCAGCGTTCAAGATGTACGAGGGACGCGCAAAGCTGGCGGACATCATCCAGCACGACGAGCTCTTCCGCGCATACCCACAGCTTAGGAACACTTCCGTCAGGTTTACGGACCTCCCGAAAGGCGTACGCGGAGAATACGACCCGTCAGAAAACGCGATCACGCTGGACCATTCCCTCCGGGACGCGCCGGAGAGCACGCTGATCCACGAAATCCAGCACGCGATCCAGCGGGCAGAGGGATTTGCCAGAGGAGCGAACACGGAATACTGGCAGCGGCAGCTTGACAACGGCTTCGATAACCGGACGCACGACGAGCTGCGCCACGCCGAGGACCTGGAGCGGCAGTATGACGTGATGGAGAAAAGCGATCCTGCTTTCATGCGGGAGGCGGAGGCGCTTTATGCCACGGTCCCGGATTTGCCCCGCGGCAAAGTTGATTGGGACACGCTGGAGCAGATCGAGGAGGACCCGCCGGAGTGGCAGGCGTTCGACGCAAAGCGCGACGCGCTGGAGGAACGGTACGGCTGGGAAAAGATCGGGCGGTTCTTCGACCTGAAATACGACATGGAGAAGGCCCGGAGCGGCAAGCGCAACGCTTACGACCTCTACCGGGACACGGCCGGCGAGATCGAGGCACGCGACGCCGCATCCCGCCGAACCATGACACCGGAGGAGCGGCGCGAGCTGCCGCCGGCGCGGGGCGGAGGAAACGCCGTTTTCAACTTCAACGACTACGAGGAGCTGGCGCAGGAGCGGGATGCAAGCGAAAAAGAAACCCGCCTGCAAGAAATTCAGGAGGAAGTGCGGGCGCTAAAGGAGCAAGAGGAAAAGTACGCTGCGGGACCGGAATATCAGGAAATGATGGACGCCGTGAGCGCACACCTGGCGCGCGAAGGGTCACGCTTTGAAAAGGACGCGGAGTTCGACGCGGCCTTGAAAAAGTATCATCAGTGGCAGGTGGAGAGCGGGTATTCCGACGTATATCAGCGCAGAGAGGCGCTGGAGAACGAAGCAAAAGAGCTCCAGCGGCAGATCGACAAGGAAAGAAAAGCCGCAGCCGAGGAAGCACGCGACGAGCGGCGCAAACAGTACAGCCCGGAAATGTCCTCAAAGTACGCAGCAAAGGCCGCGCGGAAGTTTGGGACGACGAGCAGGTTTGACCTTGCTGGGTATCTCACAACAAATGGATCGCTGCTTGATTTTTCTGAGGGCCAGGGCTACCGCGTGGCAGATCATAGGCAGATTGCGGAAATCCTTGATTTTCTGCCGGACGATCATTCATACAGCGAGGGAATGATCGAGTTTATGAACCTGGGCAACATCCGCCTGCAAAGCTACGGCATCGACATCACAAAACCGCCGACAGCGAAACAGGTGCCGGTCCTCCGCAGGTTCTTCAACAGTCTCGACGGAGAAGTGACGGTTGACTTTAGCGACGAGAACGGCGACACCGTGGGCAGCATCGACTACCCGGAGGGGACGCGCGCAGATCGGATATTCGCAGACATGGACCGTTACTTCGAGACGGGGAAAGTGCCGGAGCTCAGCACGACGGCGCAGTTCCACACGCGATACTCCGTAGACAGCGAGGGACCGCAGGAGTATAATGCGCTCATGGAGCGGGACGACGTGCTGCTGGGCGATCAGGACGACACCTTCACCGAGGCAAACCGGACCGTGCCGTTCACCTACGCCATCGTGCCGGGCGAAAGTCTCATTATCTCCAACGACGAGTACGGCAACGTCAATCCGCAATACCCGCAGGAGCTCCAGCCGAGAGACCGGACGCGCACGGCGAGCCAGGAGTGGACGGCGGACACGTCCAAGAAGCTCAACCCCCGGAAACTGGCAGAGAGCGCGACGGCGCAGAATGGCGCGCCCATCGTCCGCGGCGACGGCGTTGTGATTGGCGGGAACGGACGGAGCCGGTCGATCCTCATGGCCTACGCGAACGGGAACGCCGGCGAGTATGAACAGTTCCTCCGGGAGAAGGGCGGCCGGTATGGCATCGACACGGCAAACCTCCCGGACAAGCCAATCCTGGTCCGCATCGCGCAGGACGTGGACGACTGGCCGGCGTTGGCCGAGGAGCTGAACGTCTCCAGCCAGGCGGCATACAGCGCCACCGAGCGCGCCATGAGCGACGCGCGGAAGATGGAGGGCGTGCTGGAGCTGCTGGTCCCGAACGACGACGGCGACATCAACACCGCGGCGAACGCGGCCTTTATTCAGGCGTTCATTCAAAAGGTCGTGCCGAAGAACGAGCAGGGCGACGTCCTGGACGGTCCCGGCCACCTGTCGCAGAAGGGCCTGGAGCGCGTGGAAAACGCGATCTTCGCCTACGCATACGGCGATCCGAACCTGCTGCAAAAGTACAGCGAGAGTCTGGACAACGACATGAAGAACGTCACGAACGCCCTCATGCAGAGCGCGCCGGCGGCCGTGGCGCTGCAAACCGG